CGAAACCCTTACGATCATGTTACAAACGTGTTACGGAAAAAGGCTAGCCTAGTCGAACGTGTGTTCGGTCCCGGCCGCTAACTGAGAATGAGAACCATTCTCATTATCCCGGGATAGGCCGCCCGAACCCCCAGCGTTAGGCTACCCTAACGCCAGACGTCAGGCGTACCCCCCGGCCCCGGCCCCCCCCGGGGTCCCGCGCGCGCATATGTATAGATAGGGAGGGGCGGTGAGACTGTTTTTGGGGTTTTGGGGGGATATTGTGGGGCAGAGGGGTGCTTTGGTGGGGGGGAGGGTGTTTGCGTGTCCGCAAACTAAGTGGCGCCGCTTTAGATCGCGGCGCATATGCTTAGCCCTATCTTATAGTGTCGGGGTGTCCCAAAGAAATCTATGATTTGTGACACATGTCACAGGATTGGGCGGCCGTTCGTGGGACACCAAGTGCGGTTATGTTAGGAGGTGGTTTGTATGCCGCAGAATGGTGGAGGTAAGGGTTGGGTTTTTGATCCTGAGTCCAATACGAAGGTTATGCCGGATCATTGGCGTGACTTGTTGGAGTGGTTGTTGCAGGGGCCGGATCGTTTTCCGAAGACTCAGCGTGATTGGGCTGCGGAGAATGATGTGCATGAGGATTCTATTCGTAGGATTAAGCGTGATCGGCGGTTTGCTCGTGAGTGGGATCGTCGTGCTGCTGAGTTGAATGTGTCTCCTGAGCGGACGCAGTCTGTTATTGATGCGTTGCATGCGAGGGCTGTGAATGGTTCTGTGCAGGCTGCGAATTTGTATTTGCAGTATGTGGATAAGTTTACGCCTCGTCGTCGTGTGCAGGTTGATGATGAGCGTGAGGCTGGTGGTTTGTCTGATGAGGAGTTGGTTTCTGAGTTGGAGGCTGAGGTTCGGCATTTGAGGGTGGTTGCTGATGGTTAGGCCAGTGCTTGCTCAGGGTCGTGTGGGGGTGCGGTCTGGGCCGCGTCGTGTACCGTTGGGGGGTGGTGGTAGGCCGGGTCCGTTTGGTGGGGGTTACGGGGTGCATACTGTGATTTCTGAGTCGGGTGGCGAGTACAGGGTTCGTTTGTTTATTGATGGGGAGTATCAGGCTGGGGCTGACTATTTTACTGATGATGTTGTTGAGGCTAATGAGACAGCGAAGGCAATGGAGGAGGATGCTTATCTTTCGGATAAGTCTTCCGATGTTGCTAGGGGTGAGGCGGAAGATTTTGTTGAGGATGCTATAGATCGTCCTCATGTGGGTGAGGAGTTTTCTGCGTTGCCTTCCGCTGATCGTGCCATGTTGACACATGCTGCGAGTGGTGAGCCGCCTCGTTTGGGGCGTGCCCATCCTGAGAGGCCCGCTGCTCCGTATGAGCCTTCTCCGAGGGTGTCGCCTGAGCAGGTGGAGCGCAACAGGGAGGGGATACGGAGGGCTAGGGAGACTCTCAGGAATCCTCCTGTTGATATTCCGTTGCCTAAGGGGGATCAGGGGTCGCCTATGGAGGCGCCAGATATGGGTAATGCGATGGCATCATATGAAAACATGCTTGACAGTTTGCCTGATCGTGCGGCGGCTGCGTTGGAGCGCCGTCAGGCTACGTCTGGTGGAAACCCGTTGGGTAACGCTCCTGACTGGTTGGATGAGGTTTTGTTGATGATTGCAGCGGGTGGTGCAGCCACCCTGCTTGCGCCTGCTGTTGGTGGGGCTGCTGGCGGTGCGGCGTTGCTTGGTGGTGCGGCGATGTTGGCACAATGAGTACTCCTGAGGATGAGGTGGAGTGGGAGAATTTGGCAGATTGGTATGTCGGGTCGGATGATGTGATGACTTGTGGATTGGAGAACCCTGAGGTTTGCGAGTCGTGTCAGTAGGGGCTGGTGATGTTGCCAAAGTTGTCGGGGCGGTTGCTGCTCTTGTTGCTGCTGTGGGGGGGTTTGTGGTGGCTGTTAGAGGAGATTCGCCAGATTCCTCGTCGGTTTCGTCCGGGGGTGTGACTATTGTTTTGCGCGAGGTTGGCGATTATGAACGTTTTTTGGACGATAATCCCGGCCATTGGCGGGAGTGAGTTGTTTCGGTGAGTCGTTTAACTGAGTTGCGTCGTGAGGCTGAGTGGCGTCGCTGTTCCCGCGATGAGGGCTACTTTTTTAGGAAGTATTGGTGGATTGCGCATCCTGCGCATGGCCGTATCTTGTTTGATTTGCGTGATGCACAGCAGGAGGCGTTGAAGCATTGGGGGAAGTATAGGTATTCGTTGTCGTTGAAGGCTCGTCAGATTGGGTGGACGACGTTGGTTGCTGCGCACCAGTTTTGGTTGGCGTTTTTTCACGATGACCAAAACATTATTGATTTGTCTCGTACTGAACGTGAGTCGGTGTTGTTGTTGAGGAAGACAAAGTATGGGTTCAGGCATTTGCCTGAGTGGATGGTGGAGCGGGGGCCAATTTCGTTGGTTGAGCATCAGCAACGTATGGTGTTTGGGAATGGTTCTCAGATTACGTCGATGCCTTCGGCGTCTGATCCTGCGCGTGGCGAGTCTGCGTCGTTGGTGGTTGTGGATGAGTGGGCGTTCTTGCCGAACCCTGAGGAGGCGTGGGCGTCTATTGAGCCTGTTGCGGATGTGGGTGGNCGTATTATCGGGTTGTCTACAGCGAATGGGTCGGGTAACTTCTTTCACGAGTTGTGGGTTGGTTCGCAGACGGGGTCGAACAAGTTTGAGTCAATGTTTTTTCCGTGGTCTGCTACGGGGGACCGTAATGAGGATTGGTATGCGGACAAGCAGAAGTCTATGTTGCCGTGGCAGTTGGCTCAGGAGTATCCGTCTACGCCTGAGGAGGCGTTTGTCAAGTCTGGTAACCCTGTGTTTGATTTGGATGTGTTGGAAACGATGGGCAGTCAGGTTGAGGAGGGTCAGATGGGGTATTTGATGCAGCCGTTGCCGAGAGTGGTGGAGTTTAGGCGCGATGCTCACAGTTTGGCGTGAACCGCAGGCGAGTCACATTTATTGTATCGGGGTTGATACGGCTGAGGGTTTGATCCATGGAGACTATTCGTGTGCGCAGGTGTTGGATGTGCGCACTGGNGAGCAGTGTGCGGTGTGGCATGGACANATTCCGCCTGATGTGCTTGCCGAGGAAATCTTTATGTTGGGGTTGTGGTATCGGGATGCGTTGTGTTGTGTGGAGTCCAATAACCATGGTTTGACGACGATTGTGCAGTTGCGTCATCTGGGGTATCCGAATCTGTTTCGGAAGCGGACGTTGAATCAGGCTACGTCGAAGGTGTCGCAGGAGTTTGGGTGGAAGACGACGCGAACTACGAAGCCGTTGCTGATTGATGACTTGGGTATGGCTTTGCGTGGGGGCGAGTTGACGATCTTTGATAGGTATACGTTGGCAGAGTTGCGAACATATGTTCGGTCTTCGCGGGGTTCTATGAATGGTTCTCCGCATGATGACCGTGTGATGGCGTTGGCGTTGTCGAATGAGATGCGCCAGTATGCGTTTATGCCAGAGTATGCCCAAAAGGTTGACGATTACTGGACGGTTGATTGGTTTCGGCGCCTCATTGTGGACGATGAGTCGAAGGATGATGCCCTTAGAATTGGGGCACATACGGTGCGTGGGACAGTCTGACCGTAGAATATAGGAACCATGAGGAGGTTTTTTAATGGCTAAGAATTTTGTGTCGCACACCAACGGTACCGAAACTGTTGATGGCGCTACGGGTAAGAACAACACTTTGGAGCGTGGCGCGTCTGTCGTTGCCAATCCAATTTGGAAGCCGGGTGGGTCGCAGAAGCCTACGCAACGGTTTGACAGCCCGAAGTATGCACAGCAGACCAGCGGCTATGGCAACACGGATGTGCGGGATACTCCGTTCAACCAGCATGGTCAGACTGGCAAGGTTGAGCCTGCTGACCCGCAGCCGCGTCTTCGCGGCCACAACGCTGGCTAGTAATGGCGGTTCTTGCCGCTGGCGCCACATTTGAAGAGTTTTGCGTCTATACACGCTCCTTGCGGGGCGATGTGCCTGACGCTGAACTCGTGGATTTGTGGAGTTGGCGCAAAAAGTTGCATAGCGTAAAGTTGAATGCAGGGACGGGTTCCCGTTCCCAGTTGCCTGACGACGAGCAACATTTGACAAACAACGAACGTGAAGCGAAAGTGTTTGCTGAGGCCAAGTCTCAGGGACGCAATATTGAAAAGTTGCCGGAACGAAACCCGCATTGGATTTGATATATGGCCCGTAAGACACGCACTGAACAATTTGAGACGATGAAGAGTCGGTTGGAGAGCGCACGCCGTTGGCGTGACGATGAGGGCTACGACGCACTGTGGACCCGTATGGTCGATTTGTACCGTGGTAAACATTGGCCGCGTACCACATACAGCAAGGAAGACCTCGTTGTTGTAAACCTCGCGTTTTCGACGGTGAATGTTATTGCCCCGTCTGTGTCGGTCAACCATCCCAAGGTGGTCGTGTCCCCAAACCAGCCCGAGGATCAGGATCGTGCTGCTTTCGTGGAGGCTGTCGTTAACCACATGTGGCGTCATCACGACTATCAGACACCGTTTAAGCGGGCTGTCAAGGACTTCCTCATCTTTGGACATGGCTGGGTCAAGGTTGGTTGGCAGTTTCTGGAACAGGAACGAACGCTGGCTGAGGCTGAACGGTCAGAAATGATGACGGAGGCCCAAGGCGAAGTTGATGCGTTTGCGATGATGAACCCGTTGTTGGCTGCCGAGTTGCCGACGGAAACAGACATTGCTGCTTCTCTACCAGAAACGGCTTTGACAATCGTTGAGGATCAACCCTTTGTGGAACGGGTGTCGCCTTACGACATTTTCGTTGACCCTGAGGCCACCTCGTTGGATGATGCCCGATGGATTGCGCAACGAATTATTCGCCCCTTGGATGAGGCTCAGCGTGACAAGCGGTACAAGCCGTCTGCGCGGAAGCGTCTGGACGCTGACGCTTCAACATCTGCCGGATACGATGACAGAAACGATGTAGAACGGTACCTGTTTGATGAAGAACGGGTGATTGTCTACGAGTTCTACGACATTGCCGAAAATACGATGTCGGTGTGTTCCCAGTCAGGCGACGAGTTCCTCGTTGACCCTGTCCCCATGCCGTATGCCTACGGGCAACCCTTCGTGATGCTCCGCAACTATGATGTGCCAGATCAGTTCTACCCGATTGGCGACCTTGAGGCTATTCAGTCGTTGCAGGAAGAGTTGGACAAGACACGCACCCAGTTGGTAAACGCCCGTAAACGGTATGCCCGCAAATACTTGTACCACGAAAGGTCGTTTGGCCCTGAGGGTCGGGAAGCGTTGGAATCCGACGAGGATGGCAGACTCGTCCCTGTTGTGGACGAAAACAAGCCGCTGTCTGAGGTTGTCATGCCAATGCCTCAAATTCCCCTGTCTGCCGATGTGTACAACGTGTCCGCAATCATTGAGCAGGACATCAACATGGTTTCAGGTGTGTCCGAATATGCGCGTGGGCAAATGCCTGAGATTCGTCGCACAGCGACGGAGGCGTCCATTATTGCGGACGCGGGCAATGCACGGGCGGCAGACAAGTTGGCTATCGTAGAGTTGGCTTTGTCCCATATCGCCCGCAGGGTGGTGCAGGTCATGCAGCAGTACATGACAGGTGAACAGATGGCCCGTGTTGCAACCACAGGTGGTGGAAACCTGTTCATTACCTATACCCGTGACGACATTACGGGCGAGTACGATTTCGCTATTGAGGCGGGTTCGACTCAGCCGATGAACGATACGATTCGCAAAAATCAGGCAGTCAACTTGCTTAACGCGATGGCTCCCTTGGTGGGAACTGTTATCAACCCGGCAGAGTTGGCGAAGCATGTGTTGCAGCAAGGTTTCGACATCAAGGACCCCGAAAAGTTTATTATACAGCAGCAACCACAGTTGCCTGCGGGTCCAGAGCAGGGAATGCCTACTGGCGGGCCACAAATGGGGCAGATGGGTATGCCGGAAGCANCCCCTGAAACTAATGGCGGTATAACGCCTGAGATTCTTGCCCAACTTCAAGGGCAGGTGGGGTTGGACTTAGCCAACCTCTAGGTGGGACAGTCTATACTGTCTCTATAGGAGCAACCAGTAATTGGACTCCGAAAGGAAAGAATAATGGCAGAAGATACATTGGAACCCACGCAGGTGGATACTCCAAATTCTTCAGAGGGGGTTTCGACGGAACCTGCTGGTGACACATACACTGTAGCGGTGGATGGTGGAGATCAGGAGGTTACCCTGAAGGAACTTCGGGATGGGTATCAACGTCAGGCGGATTACACCCGTAAGACGCAGGAGTTGGCATCCGAACGTAGACGACTTGAACAGGCCGAGGCGATCGTGTCTTCTTTGGAAGCAGATCCAGAGGGTACGATTAAAGCACTGGGCAGTGCGTTTGGGGTACAAGCAGAGGAACCCAAGGGGAAGGCCGATGAATATTCGGGCTGGACTGAGGAACCCGATGTCACCGACAAACGTATTGGACAGTTGGAAGCCAAGGTGGCTGCTCAGGANCGTGTACATCGTAGACAATCAGTTGAAAAGCAAGTAGGGAGTCTTAAGAGACAGTACGGAGACTTTGACGCTCAATCTTTGTTNCGACATGCGGTAAAGCATAAGATCAACAACCTTGAGGCTGCATTAACACATATGCAGTATGGGGATGTTGCTCAGCGTGCTGGCAAGTTGGAGAAGGAACAGGAGCGGTTGGGGGCGAAGCGTGATGCTTCTGTTGTGGAGCCGGGAGGTTCCAAGCAGGCAGGGTCGGCTTCAGAAAAAGCCCCTGCGAAGGTTTCGTCTATCCGTGAGGCATTCAACCTTGCCAAGAAACAACATTCATAGTTAATTATAGGAGGTAAGAATTCATGGCTTTAACTTTTGATGAACTTCTTTCCACCACGTTAAAAAACTACGTCCCGAAACTTACTGACAACATCTTCAGCGCAAGGCCATTGTTCTATGCGTTGACGAACGGTCAGACGATTCGGCGCGTATCGGGTGGAACGAAAATTGTGGTTCCAGTTATTTATGGAACCAACAGCACTGCTGGATCGTATGCAGGCACGGATACTATTTCCACGACTGCTCAGACTGGCATTTCTGCCGCTGAGTACGACTGGCGACAGTATGCGGCCACAGTAACGATCAGTGGTATTGAAGAAGCAAAGAACAATGGTGAGGCTCAGATCATCGACCTGTTGGAAGGCAAAATCTTCCAGACGCAGGAGACGATCATTGAGAATATGAACACCATGTTCTGGGCAGATGGTACAGGTAACAGCAACAAGGACTGGATTGGTCTGGACCTGATTGTTACCAAGCCCAACACCACCCTCGGTGGGATTGATCCAACCGATGGCAACTCTTGGTGGGCATCAACGGAAACGGACGAAGGCAGCGCCTTGGCGTTGAAGTCAATGTCCAACGTGTACAACACGGTTTCCGTCGGTAACGACCAGCCGACCATCGTTATCACCACACAGGCGGCTTACGAGTCGTATGAGGCTCTGTTGACAACCAATGTTCGCTACACCGATACGGATGTTGCGGGTGCTGGTTTCCAGAACCTTCTGTTCAAGGGTGCCCCCGTCACGTTTGATGGGGCTTGTACCGCAGGTGAGATGATGTTCCTGAACACCAAGTACCTGCAATTGGTGGCACATAGCGATGTCTGGTTCAAGCCGACACCGTTCGTGCGTCCCACTAATCAGGATGCGGTATTCTCGCAGTTGCTTTGCTACGGCAATTTGACTTGCAGCAACCGTGCCCGTCAGGGATACCTGTTCGGTATCACGGACGGCTAAAAACCTACGCGCTAGGTGGGGGTCGCTTCGGTGGCCCCCACCCAACGCTGATGAAAGGACAACAATATATGCCATACGGACGTAGAGTCCCTAGAGGAACCCGTAGTCTCCAGCAGGCTCGGGCTGGTCGTCGTGCCCCCCGTTACAGGCATGGTCCCGGGCGTTCCCCGGCGATGCTGGCGCAGTGGAGAGCGGCACAGGCGGAACATCAGCGTCAGTTCAACCGTGGCCGTCGCGCTCCACGCTATAGGTAAATGGGACGCGCGCCAGCAGCCGCATACAGCAACCGAATGCGGCCATACGGACAACCCGCCAGCAACTACCGTGACGCCTCCCCGCGTCCGCAAACTGTGGGACCCAACCGTGCAATCCACCGTGTCATGGACACCAGCGGCATTGTCGAAAAAGCAAAGGCTGCCGCATGTGCAGCACTAAAGAAGAATGGCGAACCGTGCAAGGGTCGCCCCAAGGGGGACAGCGAATACTGCGTGTTCCACAGCGGCTAGGAGGTTACGTTGCAACTTGGCGATATGCGTGACTATATCCGCAACATTGTGGACATAGACGCAAACGACATCTCTGACACCACCTTAAACACGCTGCTGCGTGAAGGCTACGACGCTATCGTTTACTCTGAAAAGCGTTGGCCCTTCTTCGAGGCTGCACCCACGTTTGCCACAGAGGCAGACAAAAAGGACTATCCGATGTCTGATGTGGGGGCAGGAGTTTCTGTCACTATTGACGGTGTTACGTTAACGCCGGGTATGCGGGAAGTAGCCCACCTGAAAACTGACAACCATGTCTTGGAATTTCTTGGCTACGACGATGCAGACATCGTCTACCCGTTGGATTCCAACACCACAGGCAAACCTTGGTATTGGTCGTTCTGGGGTGACAACATTCGCCTATACCCCACACCCACTGCGGTAACCACCATTTATGTGCGTGGTTACCGTAACGCTGTGGAGTTTGGTGGCAACACCGCCATCTATCGTGCCGCCATTGCGAATGCTGACACCCCAGACTTGCCTGACCCGTTCGACAACGTTTTGTCCCTGTACGGTATTTATCGTGCCTATCAGCAGCAGGAAGACATGGGTATGGCGCAGCAGTATTATGCCGGGTTTGCGGCAGAGTTGGACAATTTGCGGGCACGGTTCGAGGACATGCCTGCACCGCAGCCAATCATTATCAATAGCCGAAATGCGTCTCGTTGGCGTAGCCAGTCGATTTTACCGAATCGTCTTCGCTATTCTTGGGAGTAAACGATGCCGCTTTCGGTAGCCACATTGCCTGTTTCCAGCACTGAGCCTTACAGGTATGAGGAACTTGGTAGTTTTACGGGTGGTTTGAACCTTCGGGCTGACCAGTTTAACCTTGGCGATAACGAGTCGCCAGACCTTTTGAACGTTGATGTGGACCCTCGTGGGGGTGTTACTCGGCGCGCCGGGGTTGATGTTCTCAATGCGACAGCGTTGAACGGTCATGTGCAGGGTTTGCATGGGCACCATGAGACGCCTGCGGGTGGTGGCAGTGACCAGATTCTTGCGGCAGCGTTGTCTTCTGGTGGTTCCACGACAGAGTTGTGGTACAGCACAGGCACCAACTTTACACAGATTCAGTCAGCGGCGGGCAACATTGAGTTGGCGGGTACGACACCTCCTGCGTTTGTGACGTTCAATGATGAAACATATATTACGAATGCGGCCTTGTTTGACACTTCGTATAGTGCTGTCAAGTGGGGTGGCGCCAACAATGCCACACGACTAACCCCCGATATTGATGCTTCGGATGGACACTTCCCCAATGCACGCTTCGCTGCGACATGGGGTGAACGGGTCTGGGTAGCGTACACGCTTGAAGGTGGAACCCATTACGGGAACCGTATCCGATTTTCCAAGGTGAACGACGCAGAGAATTGGACAGCGGCAGACTACATCGACATCGACATTGGTGAACACGGCGACCGTATCACAGCCTTGGTAGCCGACGGTGACAGGCTCCTCATCTTCAAGCAACAGGCCATATATGCCTTGTACGGGTTTGATTCAGACACGTTTCAGGTCACAAACATTACGCGCACGGCTGGTTGCCGTGCAGACAGTCCAGTGGTGTCCACAAACTATGGCGTCTTCTTTTGGTATGCGCAGGATGGCCTGTACCTGCTTTCTAGGGATTCGCTCAACTACATCTTTACCCGTTTGCAGCCAGCGATAGCGTTGGCGGCGATGACGCTTACGTCGGCGCCTTCGCTGATGTGGCACAATGAACGCCTTTGGGTGTCAGTGGATTACCAGTCTGGTGATGGGCTGGCTGGTTCTGAGCAAACGAATAGACGCAACGTGTTTGTCTGGGACCCCACTTTGGGTGAACAGGGTGCATGGACCCGTTACGACATCAATGCCCGTGTCTTGTTTGGCTATAAGCCACCGACAGGGACCCATTTGGGGTTGGGGGCTACGTCGGATTGGTCTGGTACGGCTGCGTTTACGCGGGTGGCAAAGTTTGAGCAGGATACTGACACAGACGACTATACGGGGACGGGTACGTCTGAGATTTATTCCCATTATCAGACACGTTGGATGTCAGGAAACCGTCCCACATTCCCCAAAAGGTGGGGAAAGACCCGCACTGTTCTGCTTGCAGACAACACGGTGAACATCAATATGGTTATCTATCGTGACTACAATTTGGCGTCAGGGTCCACTACATACACTAATGCTATTACTGGCAGGGCGTCTACTTCTGTGTGGGACACGGCTAAGTGGCAATACGACGGGGTTGACCCCAGCGCAGGAACCACCCCCGGCGACGGTGTGTGGGCGTCACAAGGTATCGCAAGCATATACGAGTTCTTTAGATGGCCTACGGCTGGGACAGCGAAGGCTATATCTTTGAGGTTTAGTGTCGCTCCCGTGGAGGGGGCACGAGGCAAATGGGGGATGACTTCGGTCGTCGGAATGTACAGAACAAGGAGACTTAGATAAATGGCTGCTATAGACATTGGTACTGCGTTTGTTGCGGGGAACGCAATCGTTGCCTCCGACATGAACGCCCGCTTTACGGGCCTTGCAACGTGGGCTAACGGGTCCCCCAACATTGGTGTGTCGGGGTCTACGGCAACGATGGATGGTGCGTTGACTGTCACGGAGGCATTGACTGCCAGTAGCAGTTCGCAGTTCAACGGGACGGTCACCCTTGGGGTTGACGACACGGGCGTCGATCTAATCTGCTATGGAGCGGCTACTGGTGCCTATATGAAGTGGAATCAGGCCACCGACGATCTCCAACTTGTTGGTGCCGCAGGGCTGGACATCGCAGGCGATATTGACGTTGACGGCACTACAAACCTTGACGCTGTAGACATTGATGGTGCAGTCCAGATTGACGGGACGGTAACTGTCGGTGTGGACGGGACAGGTTTCGATGTCAAGTTTTTTGGTGACACGGCCACGAACGGCTACATGCTCTGGGACGGGTCGGAGGACGACCTCATCTTCGGGTCGGCTGTCAAGGTAGGCATCGGCGGGACGCCAGCACAGGAACTGGATGTTGTAGCGCAAGATCCTGTCCTGCGCCTCACCTCGTCGGATACGACGATGACCGCAG